CCACATGTGGCGGGGAGGTGTACACGACCTCAAACTACGGGGAGGCGTGGACGCCGCAAACGCCTCGTGGATCGTGTACGGCGTGTTCGTCGGACGGCAGCGTTATGGTTGTGGGGGGCGGGGAGGGAGGATTATTACATATCTGGTCAAATTCAGAGTGGTCGAGGTCCACACAGGGATGGTCGACAGAGGCCATTGCGATTGCGGGGGATCACCGTCTCTTCCTGGCTGGACCGGGCGGTCTGGCGATCTGTAAGGGGTCAGGATCGGAGTGGGAGTTCGTGACGAGTCTGGGCGGACTGAAGACGGTGGGGTGCTCGGATGACGGACAGTACATCGCAGTATCGGGAAGCAATGTGTTCGTGAGCTCGGACGGGGGGGATACGTGGACGCCACAAACGTCGCTGGGCGAGCGGGTATGGGCGGAAACCAAAGTATCCAGAGATGGAACGGGGTTCCTGGTTGCGGACGGAAGTCCCGGGCACCTGTACACTGGTCGGCCGTCCCTGCTGGACCATCCAGTGTGGAACTGTAGTTTCAAATTCGAAACTGCGGCTCCGTCGGGGATCGCGAACAATCTGGTTTGGACAGAGTGTGCGACGGTACCGGGACTGTTCGAAGCAACCGTAGAGAACGCAGGCGTGGGGTGTAGCGTACAGTACTCTCTACAGTGCGGCCCAACAAATCTGGTGGATGCCATGAATTGCCGGGTAGTGAGTGCGTACCCTTCTTCGGAGGGATCAATCACGTTTTACTCGGTGGGCCGGCCGTGCAACCCTTCGGATTTCCCGATTGCGTGGACGTTATATGTGGATAAAACTGAGGCGTATGTATAATACACAGGCATGGCGGCCAATCAGATGTTCGGATACGCGTCATGCGACGGTATTCCGGCGATTCTAGGACCAAGTTGTAGCGGCGGCGGCGGAGGAGGTAATGGTGCCACGGGTGCCACGGGTGTCTCAGGGAACGGCGGTACGGGACCTACAGGACCCGCAGGTGCTACAGGTCTCTCGGGGAATGGAGGTACGGGACCTACGGGACCCGCAGGTGCTACAGGTCTCTCGGGGAATGGAGGTACGGGACCTACGGGACCCGCAGGTGCTACAGGTCTCTCGGGGAATGGCGGTACAGGACCTACGGGACCCGCAGGTGCGACTGGACTACAGGGTGCGACTGGTATTGTAGGTGCCACTGGTCCCGTCGCGGGATCGGATACGCAGGTGATCTACAACAAGGCGGGGGCCGCCGGAGCCACGGGCGTGTTCACCTACAATTACACGACCGGAACACTGACGACGAGTGCTCTCGTGGTCTCCAGCTTGGGAGGAACCACGATGACTGGGGATCTGAATATGAACCTGTGTAATATTTCGAATATTGGATATGGAGGGTATTCGTCGAATCAGGGCGTTCTCGGAATTACCTTCACTCAGCCGCCCAGAATTGTACCCGCTGGATCGTATACCTATTTTGTTTGTATATCAACCTGTACTATAACTCCCGCAAACCCGTTGTCAAACGTTCGATATTTCGCAGTGGGAGGTGGCGGCGGTGGTGCATATAATTGTGGAGGTGGCGGAGGTGCGGGTGGATTACGGACGAACGATCCTGGATTATTTTCGCTCACTCTTTCTTCCGAGTTTGATACGAATGGGTTATTATCGTTATCAGCGGGCGGAGCTGGATACGCTGTTTCGATTGGTGCGTTTGGAGCGGCTGGAATCAACGGCTCAGCTCAAGGAGTAAACGGAGGAAATACGACATTTTCAGGGTCGGGGGTCACAATTTCAGCCGCACTTGGAGGTGGAGGTGGAGGTACGTCTACTGCCGTAGGACTTTCAGGTGGGTGTGGCGGCGGAGGCGGTGGTATTAATGTTGGCCAAACTATTAGCGGAGGTATTGGATTACAGGGATACGGCGGTGGAAATACTATAGCCGACGCCAATTATCCTTCTGGCGGCGGCGGCGGTATTGGCGGGCCCGGAAATTCTACTTCGGGGTCAGCTCCTGGAGCTGGCGGTCCAGGGCTTATATATACTATTTGCTCAGTCACCATAGGAACGTACGGTGGCGGCGGCGGAGGCGGCAGCACTGGAACGGCAGGTGGCGGCGGAAGTGGTATTGGCGGACAAGGCGGTGGATTTGCTTCTCGAGGTGGTATTGCTGCTAGCGGCACTGGATCAGGAGGAGGAGGAGGGGGCAGTGGCCCCCCTCAGCCTGGCGGTGCGGGTTCAGCAGGTGTCTTTATTCTCGGAGTTCCGACATCTCAAGCGTACCCCGGTGCCCCAGTCCAGTTCGCGTCCATCACGGTCAACGCGAGCGGCAATCTCCAAATCGCATCCAGCAACAGCATTATTCTCAACCCCTCTACGGGTGGCAATGTCACCGTCTCCAGTGGCGGATTCAGTGTTCCATCAGGAACCACGACCCTCAGCTCTCTCGTGGCAACATCCACCGTGACCCTCTCCAGCCTCACCTCCGGAACCGTGACGAACGTTCTCACCTACAATACGGGAACGGGATCCGTAGGGTACGGTGCCATAACCACCGGTCCCCCCACGTCCGTGAACGTCTACACCGTCTCCGCGACAACCCTGACTCTCACCACGGCATCGGCGGGATGGTACTTCTACCTCTCGAACTCGGCGTTCTCAAATATTATACTCCAAGGACCGCCGTACCCACCAGCCGGAACGTTCTGGACCCTGCGTAACGCGACCTCGTCGTACCTGAGTGCCACAGTCCAAAACAATCCAAATCCAAATGCTACATCTCCAATCGTACTCTCGCCCTCCAACAATACCACGTTTGTGTTTTGTGTGTCAGGGACGAACAACGCTACAATTTGTGGTTATATTGTGTTCTAAACTAAATAAGAAGGGCAATGGCAACATCGATCGTGTCATCGTCCAAGACTACATGGGGGTTTTCTCCCCAATCTATTCCTGGGTTACAGCTGTGGTTGGATGCGGCCGATTCGTCTACGATCACGGGAACGTCGTCGGTCACAGCTTGGAGGGATAAGTCGGGGAATGGGAACAATGCTACAACCGCAAATGGAACACCATCTGTGGTGGCAGATAATTCTATACAGTTTGGATCATTAACACGTATGCAATTAGCGACCGCAGTAAATGCACCCCCTACTGTATTTCTTGTGTTCAATACTATTGGATTAGTAGCTAATACGACTATAACCGTAGGTGTTCCAACAGACACAACGAATCTCCCATCATATTCCATCACAGAGTTTAGCACAACGGGGGTCAGATACGCAGTTGCATCTAGCACAAGCTCATTTAACAATGCGAACGCTCCAATTACCGCAGATAAAAACACATTACTCACTGGAACATATGTATCCAATACCACAGGCGGACTACAAATATTCATAAATGGTTCAGCTGGTACGACTGATACAACGAGTAGTCAATTGGCGGTTGCCAGTACATTTATAGGAAATACAGATTGGCAAGCGAATTCGTTTAATTCTAGATCCACAACCGTAAAAATATACGAAATTATCTTTTACAATAATGTCCTGTCCACCATCCAACGCCAACAAGTGGAAGGATACCTGGCATCCAAGTGGGGACTTCACGGCCAGCTCCCCGCCTCCCACCCCTACTCGTCAAAAGTCCCCTTTCTCCCGACCCAGATTGCTGGGTGTCAGTTGTGGTTGGACGGAGCGGATACGACGAGTATGACTCTTTCGGGGACGACATCGGTGACGCAATGGAGGGATAAGTCAGGAAACGGATTCAATACAACCGCAGCCGTCTCAGCAACCTCGACGACTCCACAGTATATTTCAACGGGCGGAATTGCCTTCGGAGGAAACTCGGGGTTTTCGATCAGTGCAGAATATCCTTCGAACTGTACAATCTTTATGGCTGCATCTGGCGTAAATGCTACAAATGCTGGAAGATCGTATTGGAACTACGCTAACATAAATATTGGTCCAGTCATATACAACGCAAACGGCGGTCTGGGAGGCCCACTGGCGTTTTACCATAACGGTAATAACGGTGAAATTAAAGCCGCTATTGTAGCTGGAAATCTTGTAAGTCCCTTCCTCGTAACACACGTGGAAAATTTCACGGGGAATTCTGGGGTAGGTTATTTTAACGGAGCGAATGCATATTCGGTTGCATCTCAACCAAATTTCTCGCCAACTATCTCATATATTGCATGGGCAGAGAGCTATGGGAATGGATTTCTGAATGGTAACATTTATGAACTTATATTCTTCAATTCAGTTCTCTCCACCCCCCAACGTCAACAAGTCGAGCAGTACCTCGGACAGAAATGGGCGATCTCGGCGTTCAACCAGCCCTCCCCTGGCGGGTACTTGATCCCGTACAACCGCCCCTTCTACCCGACCGATATTCCTGGATGTTCTTTGTGGTTGGATGCGGGGGATCGGAGTAGTATGACGTTCAGTTCGGGCAGCAATGTGAGTGCGTGGGCGGATAAGTCGGGATTAGGAAATAATGTGACCGTAGCCTCTGGCACCCCGGTGTACGAATCAAATGGGATTACACTGGCGGCGGCGGCCCTACAGACATCTACGTACACAACTATTTCGGCAGGGCAAACCGTTATATATGTAGTGTGTATGTGCACATATCTCTCTCCTGCTGACTTTGATTATGTCTTTACGTGTACAGATGGTGCCGTTAACGGTGATTGTTCTATTCGATTTTCAGATAATACACAGTTAAATAGCGGTTTTGCGGGAGGAACTACGTTTTATATAAATGGGACAACAACTACAGCAACTTCAGTTTCAGTTCCACTGGGATTTAATGTTATTGGTGCAACACCTACGACTGTGAGCGGATTAACACGATTTGGGATAGGCGATACGTCCACACAGACCCGCTACTTCTATGGTTATGTGAAGGAAGTTCTCGTCTATTCATCTCTCTCCACCCCCCAACGCCAGCAAGTCGAGCAGTACCTCGCCTGGAAATGGAATTTGACAACGAATCTTCCCTCCGGCCATCCTGGAAAACTCCTGCCCGCCTTCTCCACTAATTTCACGGTCAAATCGATTTCTGGGTTACAGCTGTGGTTGGATGCTGCCGATTCGTCTACGATCACGGGAACAACGTCGGTCACAGCTTGGGCAAATAAAGGTACTGCGGGAGGATCCACATCAACAACAAGCGGAACAGTGAGTTCAACATCTAAGATCAACAATCTTCCTGTACTGTCGTTCTCAGACTCAGCCTATATTACCGCACCGAGCCTGACCTTCACACAGGGCACCCGCACGGCATTTGTTGTAGTCAATATCGGTGCGTCGGGTATATCCCGTGTTTATCTGAATGATGCCAACAGTGTTGGTATTCAATTATATAACTATGTTGATACAAGCTATACCGATATAGAATTTAACCGCACGGGGAATGTAAATTATCAAAAACAGAACCCTAGCGGAATATTTAATACTACGAGTATTATTTGCGGAACACTCGGAACAAATGGTGGCATTTTCGTAACTGGAACCTCTCAGGCACCGTACAACCTAAATAATCCGTTACCATTTGGAACCGGAACAACAACGACACAACGTGTTGGAGGTGGTGGCTCATACATCCTTGGTGAAGCAATGATCTTTGATGGGGCGATCACCGATAGTCAACGTCAACAAGTGGAAGGATACCTTGCTTGGAAATGGGGTCTGCAGAGTTCTCTGCCGTCCACACATGCATATGCAAAGTTCGCACCCTAACGTCACTCGTAGCTCCTCCTACTCCCGATTCGCACATATCCGCAGAGTATTGCCTTGGACAATGTATCCGATGGTAATTCCAAGAAACCGGGCGTCGAGAGCCGCCGTGGCCGTCCCCACATCTGTTCCGCCCGTGAGGTAGGACACGTACTCGAACACCGTTGTTCGTGTCGTGCCGTCAGAGCAGGGAGAGGGAGCAGTTAGAGTGATCGTGACAATCGGGTATCCGGCCGGGAAGCCCGCGGACGCCCACTGCTGGAGTGCGGGGGTGAAATTGTAGGATACTGGGTTGGTGAGGGGAAGAAGGGCGGCCCGATCCGTCGCTTCCTGCTGAAGAGCCACCGATCGCTGACTGATGAGTTGGTCAATCGTGGCAATGTACGTGGGTCCCGTGGGAATCATCGGGTAAGGGTACAGTCCTGTGGGTCCCGTCGCCGCATCCACTCCAGTGGGTCCAGTCGCCGCCTCAACTCCAGTGGGTCCCGTAGGTCCCGTCGCCGCCTCAACTCCAGTGGGTCCTGTGGGTCCTGTGGGTCCTGTGGCAGCCTCAACTCCCGTAGGTCCAGTCGCAGCCTCAACCGCAACATCTCCGACGGGTCCTGTGGGTCCTGTAGCAGCATCTCCAACAGGTCCCGTGGCAGCCTCAACCGCAACATCTCCGACGGGTCCTGTCGCACCTACAACATCTCCGACGGGTCCAGTATCTTCGGTGGGTCCGTCCATATCGTTCTATTATAACTTAATGACGACGGAATTCTTGGCGGACTTGCGTTCCGATCCGCCCGACCGCTTGAGGACCGATTTGCGAGCGGGCTGAGGGGGAGGAGGGCCGGGATTGAAGGTCATGGGAGATTGGGTGGGTGGAAGGGGGGTAGTATTTACGATCTTCTTCTCCTCCTTATTGATCTTGTTCAGGATATCTCCGATGCCCAGACCAGAGCCACTGGGCATCTTCATCTCTCGAGCGGGGGCCTTCAGGGGAATGGTGCGGGTCTGTGCGGGAGGAGGAGTGTTCGACTGACCGGTAGGGAAGGAGGGTGGGGGCTGATTGGTTCCGCCGAGGAACGACATCAGGCCAGCGAGGGGGTTGTCGAAGTTGGAGGTGGCAGGCATCTTGATTGGAGTGGGGGCGGGGGACGGGAAGGTGGGGACGGTCGCACGCTGCTGCTGCTGGCGGAACTGCTCGGTCTGTCCCTGCATAGCTTGGGCGGCCATCTGCCGGGCAATATCGGGGTTCTGACGCAGGATCTCCTGGATATTCGGGACCGGGGCCTTCATTGCCATCTGATTTGTCAAGTGAACCATGTACACCATGAAACAGGTACGCATCGGAATGCGGACGAGCGGGTGCATCCGCATCTGGTCGCCGTAGAGATCGTACAGCTCCTCGAAATCCTCCTCCAGATCGCCGACGTTCATCTGGGCACTTTGCGATAATCCATCGAGCTGGAGACCGAACATCTTGATCATATTGACATTCTTGGACCCCCACTCCATCGCCGACATTCCGGTAATGAACCATTCAGAGAACTGCTTGATGGTGGCGTCCATAGCCTTCTCCTTGCGTACGAACTCCAGCTCCATCTCCATCTCGTCCAGCGGGGAGTCCATGGTGAACCGCTTGCGGATGGGGACGCCCATCTTGTCGAGGCGGGCAAACTTGCGGAGGAGCTCGTACTTCTTCTTCATGATGGCGTCCTCGGACATCTTGGGAGATTGGGAGACGGGTTTGAGATAGGCCTCAGCGTTCAAGTTCTCTACTCCATCCCAGCTCTTGGTGGTCCCAACATCGGCAGCGGAGGGGACGAGGCGGGGCGGGGGGACGGGCTCGGAGGGAAGGTCCGTGAAATCGAGATTCACTGTCTCCATATCAGGAAGCTTTGTGTCTGCGGCGAGGTTGTTCGTGTTCATCAGAAGATCAGCTCCTGGAACTTCCATTTCTATTATGTCTCCTCCGCATCCTCTTTGTAAGATGTAAACGCGACCGCCGCCGCTTTCCTGTCTTTCCACCACCTTTGAGTTTGGAGAATGCCCGGCCTTCAATGACGGTTTTGTACTCTCCCATCCCCGACCGTGAACATCCTGAACAGATATACTGCCTGTTCCCGCTTCCGAGATCCGGGGCGTCCGGCTCGTACTTACAGACACACAGGGCGGGGAACTGTTGAGATTGGGGTGTGGCCGCAGGGGAAAACGAAGAGGGGGACGGAAGGGGGGAGATAGATACTCTTTCCACGGACGCAACGCGGGGGCGTTTCGTCAACAGCTCTTCGGCTGCGGCTTTCACGGTTTCTTTGGCAGTGGTTTTGAGAACATCTTTCACGCCCTTCACGAATTGTGAACGAAGAGCGGGTCCGAGTCTGGACATATTATACTGGACACTCTAAGAAATCTACATAAACCCGGCTGGGTGTTCTAGAACCCAGATGCCGGCAAGTAGAGCATCACTAAGGTCGTCGCGTTTCTTGTGCGACCGGAAAAACGCCAAGTTTGCGGGAGGACACAGGAGCTCGCAGTGTGCGATGCCGGTCTTCTTCCGTCCACGGTACGTCCCCGTCGCGTCCTCTGCCGTTGTGATATTGTCGAGTTTGTGGATGGCCGATACTCCCTTCGTCCGGAATCCGCGGCAGGCAAAGTACATGTGAATCATGGCCTGGACCGCAAACATTCGCCGATCGAGCTGGTTCTCGCACACCACCAGATCCGCACCCTCCCACCAGTCTGCCCGGCGATCGAGGGAGGCAATGATATCGCCCACCAGATCCAGGACACCACCGCCTTGAGCCCTGGCATTGCCTTTGAACTTGGACCATCCGGCCTTATTCATTTCCGCCCAGATAGCTGGGACCAGATCTTTCTTGGTTTTTCCAGAGAGCCCATACGTCTTGGCCATGTCCTGGAGTTCGGGAATCGTTTTCTTTCCCAGGGCGGCTTTGGTCAGAGTAAGGTTCTTAGGACGGTGGCGGGAACATGCTTGGGTCCCTGCCCCCGCCTGGACCCACATTGCGGGCTTGGAGCATTTGTAGCAGGATGTCCGTGCGTGCCCGTTCTTTTCTCCGATCACGTCAATCACGTCCCAGTGGGAAATACACATATCTGTCCTGGACGTTCCGTCAAGGACACATACGGCTAAATTACGAAGCCCGATATCGATACTTATGAGCTTCATTTACTCTTGGTTTTATTAAGATGCTGCCTGTAAGAGCGAAATCAGGGTGGACTTCTTGTCGCTCTTGCTGTACGGAATACCCTTGGCTGTCAGCATCTCACGGAGCTGGGCGGCCGTCTTACCTCCCAGGGTAGCCATATCCTCGCCCATGAGCTCCACATCCTCTCCCTCTCCATCCTGCTCCTGCTCCTCCTCATGGACGCTCACCCGGTCATCCTGGACCGGGACCGGAGCAGACAGCTCGTCCTCGTGCGACACGTCAGGTTCAGGTTGGGCAAAGGAGGGAGGCGGGGCCGTGATGGCAATGGCCAGGGCGTTGATTGCCTGGGCCATGCGGGACTGCTGGACGTACATCCACGCAACGAGACCGGTGAGAATGAGAACGATACCAGCAACGAGGGCTACGACACCATGAAAGAATTCCATGATAGTTTACCTTGATGGATACTTAAAAATCGTCCGAATCAAACTTGATCGTCATGTCCTCCTTTCGAGCCCCGACCCCTGCCTTCGAGTAATCTGACACCTTCCGCTCAAAGAAGTTGCCCTTGCCCTCCATCGAGATCATCTCCATGAAATCAAAGGGGTTGGTGGCATTGTACAGTTTCGGGACACCCAGCTGGACGGCCAGGCGGTCGGCCACGAAGCGGATGTACTGGATCATGAGCTTAGAGTTCATGCCGATGAGCGAACACGGGAGGGAATCGCAGATGAACTCACACTCAATGTCCACGGCACTCCCAATAATCGCGTGGATCTGAGCGACCGTGATTGGATTCTCGCGGTGGTACATTTCCACGGCAAAGACTGTATGGAGTCCCTCATCGCGAGAGATGAGTTCATTCGAAAAGGTGAGGCCGGGGAGGAGACCACGCTTCTTCAGCCAGTAGATCGCACAGAACGCACCGCTGAAGAAGATGCCCTCGACGCACGCAAACCCTACCAGACGAGTGGCAAACGACTCGGAGCTCTCGATCCATTCCAGGGCCCACTTGCCCTTCTTCTGGATACAGGGGACCGTGTCCAGAGCCCGGAAAAGACGGAGTTGCTCGTCCTTGTCCTTGACGTACTTGTCGATGAGGAGGGAATAGGTCTCGGAATGAATACCCTCGATTGCGTTCTGAAAGGAGTAGAAGAGGCGGGCCACGGGGCTCGGAGTATCACGCTGGAACCGGGTCGCCAAATTCTCCTGGACAATACCATCGGATCCAGCGAAGAAGGCGAGAACGTTCTTGATAAAGTGCTTCTCGTTCTCTGTGAGAGAGTCCCAGTCGCTCTCATCTTTGGAAAAATCAATTTCCTCGGGAGTCCAGAAGGACGCGACGGCCTGCTTGTACAGCTGGTAGATCTTGGCCTCTGAGTTCTTGATGGGAAACAGCGTGTATCGCTCACCCGGGGTTGCCATTCTGATGTATATATCACGCAGAAAGTAGTTAAATCCTTTCCGTGTCATAAAAACAATACGAGATGAGCGTGGCCCCGCCCCCGGCCACCTACACTGCGACAAACGATCTGAATGCCTTGAAGAATATTTTCGTCCCGCAGTACCAGTTCAGCAACGGGTACTTCCATGCGATCGTGAACACCCAGCTTCCGGGAAATGTGGCGGTGGGGAATACTGGCACGAGTTTTCTACTGACAGTGAACGGGGCTCCAACGATGACATTGTCCGATCTCCAGAGCTGGGCGTTCTACAAGGCAACATCGAACCTGGTGATGAATTCGAACTCGATTACGACCGTTTCGAAACTCACGTTCGTAGGAGGAAATACTGGAAATATGTTCACAATTGACGCACCGAACGGGTTCATCAATGTATCGGGATACTACCTATGCGGAAACTTCATCAATCTATCGGGCGGTCTCCCTGCGTGGGCCAGCTACCCCGCATCCACGAACGTGAATATGGCGGGATACTCGATCTGTGCGGCTTCGTTCATTTCCCTATCATCCGGCGGAACAATCACAAATCCCGACTTGAATGTCATTGGGTTTTCAAATGCGGCGTTCGGCGAAACGATGCGGATCACGCAGTCGGGGCAGGTGAGTATTGGAACATCCGCCCAGTTCCCTGGTTTTTCCCTGGTTGTCAACGGATCGTCGCAGTTCAAGTCGTCCATCATTATGACGACGTCGGCGTACACATCGAGCTCAAACTCCTTTTTCGTGAATGCGGTTCCGTCAACCGTTGGAAATGCGGATATCCAGATCGGAGCATTGGGACCGAATACGAATATGTATTTCTGTACGGGAGGAGGTGTGACCCAGAGATTGAAGTTAGGCAGTGAAGGAAACTTCACGGTCATGACCGGAACGTTGACAACGACCGATTCAACTCTGCCCCACTCGGTTGGCGGAATAACGTTCCAGAACCGGAATATCAGTGCCGCGTCTCTCACGATTAATGGCGTACCATACAACGGCGGAGTCTCGGCCGGTGTTGCTAGTGTGAACTCGCTGTGTGGAGCGGTCACCCTGACCGCCGGAACCAATATTTCGCTGTACACATCCGGAAACAGTATCGTCATTGGAGTGTCGGGGTCAACGGGCGGAGTCGCGACCATAAATAGTACACTGTCAGGAAATGTCATTTTCACCGCTGGAACCAATATTTCGCTCTACAAGTCTGGAAACAGTCTTGTCATTGGAGTCTCAGGATCGACAGGAGTCACGACGCTGAATACTCTCTCGGGAGCCGTCACTATCTCTCCTGGAACCAATATTTCGCTCTTCTACGGGTCTGGAAATAGTATTATAGTTGGAATCACCGACTCTGGCGTATTTGGCGGAGTTACACTTTCGGCGGCGGTCGTAACTGCGTCGGCCCTCAATACGACCGGCGTTCTTAAAAGTACGATTGGGGGGGTGGGATTACAGAGTGGATACCTCACCGCATCTGCCCTGTTTACCAGCCCATCGACGTATCAAAATATAATTGGCGGCGTCACACTCCAGAATAATGCGGTCACTGTGGACCGTATCAATATCTCGGGCGGATGGGCAGATTCAATTGTAAGCACTGTCAACGGATACAAAGCAGATATTACAATATCTGGAGGGACAGGTATTCAAGTCGACGCGACGGCCGGACTTACAAGTACCATTCTCACCGTCGCTACCACCCCCCTCACTGTAACCCTTATATCCCTGGGAGGGCAACCGATTAACTTACCAAATACGCCAAGAGGGGATATATTCCTTTTTCCTACGACGTATTCGTCCCTTGGCTCCACATCACTCAATTTCCCAGCAACTCCGATAGGCCTTCCAGCTGGAATATCCTGGAGAATAACAAATGCGAGTCCTTTGGCAGTTAGCTTTGTGTATGATGTAAATCTTGCGGTGCTGCCAAACCTAGATCCTACAGCTATCGGAACATTCAGTCTGAATCCGAATCAAAGTATCCTACTTGTAAAAATCGATATGTTGAACACATACTACAACGTCAACTAAACACCGTTCATGACCTTCTGAATCGATACGACCGATACTCCCGAATGCTTTGAGAAATCCTTGAGAAACGCCCGGATTTCGGGCTTCGTTTTATCGTGGCAGAGGACACGAGCAATCATCCCCGACACCATGACTTTTGGTGTATGTTCTAGTTCCTCGTCGGGGGACTTGAAGATATCCTGAATCGTTCCCAGAATCTCGGTCCGCTGATCTTCTTGGATTGAGAGCCCATTCATCATCCGCTCGGCCAGAGACAGCTGAGTTTTCAGAAGAGGGTTCTCTTCTGCGTGAATTCCAAATGTCTGAATGGCTTTTGACAAGGAGCGGGTTGAGACATTGACAATCTCAGACATTTCCTCGTGTGTTCGTGATACGCCCATACGACGACAGGCAACGAAGAACACGGCACCCATCAAGGCCCTCCGAGTTTCACCACGCAGTTTCAGAGCATCCGTCTGGCTCCGAAAGAGGGCACACGCTTCCTGGAGAATGGCCTTGGTAAATCCGTGGCGGTAAGCGTACTGATTCAGAGTTTCGAGAGCAGATAGCCAAGACCGCTCGGAATGGGAGGCCAGAGACCAAGCGGATAACCTCTGAATGCTCTTGAATGCGGCGGACGATACTTTCCTGTTCATCGCCATCGATCCGTATGACGAGTCGGGAAGCAGTTGATTGATGGTCAAGCCGACACGCGAGGGATCTTCATTCCGGTCTTCGGCACCGTAATATCTCCACTCCGCACCTTCATCAATCGTCTGCTCCATAATTGTTCCACACGACGTACATACTCTCTGGCCCTCATCCACCAGAACTCCCTTTTCCGGATGATCACACATTCTTAGTTGTTCTTGAGCCATGTCGTGTGTACAAATGTCCGTTTTTATCGACTCATGGAATGACGCAGGAAATCCATGGCCGAGTCGTCGTAGACAAAGGGGCGGTAATCGGCTCCTGAGCGGGGAGGAGCCCTTAGTCTGGGCTGAGTGTTCTGGGGCTTGAACCAGGAAATCACTAAGCTGAGATTTTGGGCGATCCATACTTGGAACCCCTGTTCGGCCAGAGCGTCGCGGACGTATTCTACGGCCTCCCTGTGATCGTAGAGCGGGTAGCCTACCACAAACGTAGGAACATCGTAGACAAAATAGGGGGCGGCAGGGTTCTGAATGGCATAGGTCTTGAGTTGGGACGATAGATTTGACAGAACTGGACGCATAGCCTGCATTTTTGCGGTCTTGCGTTCATCCTCCTGCTTCCACAGGTCTTTAGCCCGAAGCATTTTCATACACGTAGAAAAGAAGCACCAATGAAATACACGGTTCTAGGTTTAAACGGCGGGGGAATGCGTGGATCTCTACAGGTGGGTGCTCTCCAAGAACTCGCAGAGCAAGAGGGGGAACAGTACCTGAGTTCCGTATTCGCAGATGGAGTATATGGCATTTCTATCGGAGCCCTCATTGCGACTCTGATCGCGTTCGAGTTTTCGGTCGATGAACTGAATCTCCTTACTGGGCTTCTGGGAAACATGCAGGACGCATTCAACCCCCTGCGTCTCCAAAGTCTGCTGAGCCTTACTCAAACGAACGGGATCGACGACGGCTCGAAAATCTACGCCCTACTCGATCGGGAATTCAAGACGCGTGGCCTGGATTTCTCGACCCTGCGTATCGGCGACGCGGCAATCCCGCTATACATCATTGCCTCGGACTTGACAACCCTGAAAGTCACGATATTCGGACAGAGTATTCGGGTATGGGACGCACTGCGGGCGTCGTTTTCGCTGCCCTATATTTTCACGCCGCACGAGGTTCAGGGCCATCTGTTCGTGGACGGTGCCCTCCTGTGCCAGAAAATCATGGATGTTATACCTCCAAAGAAGCGACCACACACCCTGCTTCTGCTGACGACACAAGAACCCAAAGTCACGCTGGACAATTATCTGGGAATCGTTCCGTTCTGTAAGGCCATCAAAGAGACGTACGGAACGAAAGCAGAGTATCCTGATAATACGTGTTTACTTGTTGAAGACGGGGCACAGATGGTCAGTTTCTGGAACTCCGAGGAGGTTGTTCGGCACTTAATCGGCATTGGACGAACCGCTTACCGAGAGTTCAGGGCCGACTGCCTCCACAAGAAACTCGCGTAGGACTTCGGTCTTAGGCGGACCAACGTACTCGAATGTCCTGGACGAAGTCTGGAGCTTGTAGGTTGGGTACGAATCAACCTTGAACTCCGCACACTTCGTATCCGATTCACAATTGATACGCTTGATATCAATTGTTTTTCCTCCGTACGTCCGATCTTTGAGAATTGCCTCCAGGCTGTTCATCACAGGTATGGCGTCCTGGGAGTAGGGGCACCATTTCGTGTAAAAGAAGAGGAAGTGGGCTTTGTCGTCGGGTATACCAATTTCCTTGACGTCTTCGACGATCATGCGGCTGGCGGGAGGGTATCCGCGAAAGACCCAGTAGAGTCCAACAAAGACAAGGAGAGTGACGAGAGTGACTCCGCTGGCGATGAGTCCCGTCTTCAAGACGTCCATCCTGTATTTATTTAGGATAGAGAACAGACGTTATTTTCCGCTCGCGAGCATACCATTCACGATACGCTTGGTGCTGAGGAATACCAGAAGCCAAGTTCCACATAAGACTATGTGTTTGACGCTCAGGTTCACCTAGGATATGGGGCTTTACGGTATACCACCGACCGTTATACCGGAACATTCTTCTTCTTTACATATACGAGCTCGCTGTCTTAAAAGCGGGCGGGGAATCCAACGAGGTTGGCACCAATACCGAAGCCAGCACCCGTGCGGGCCGAGGAGCCGACGGAGGGGGCATAGATATCGAGGATGGCGAACACGGCGAGGGCCGTGAGGGCGATCGTGCCGATCTCGTCGACGCGGAGCTTCTTGCCCGGGAGCAGGTAGCACGCCACGGCAACGGCGAGGCCCTCCAGGGCGTACTTGACTAGACGCTTGACGAGGTCGGCAACGTCAATGCCGACAGACGGGGCGGGGGCGGCCTTGGCAGAAGGATCGGACATTTGTTTATACTTGAAGAAGGAGAAAAATTCAGGTGGGTAAGTAAGGATGATCTCGACATATATAGTTATTGTTCTGTAAGTTCTGGCCATCGTATCGCTAGAGACATGTGCGATGAGCTGCTTCAAAACGTCCATCGAAGACTGGCGGTTCTTCCTTCTGGGTGTCTTCTTTTATTCGATGGTCGGCCTGGTGTTAGTCCAGACATTCAAGCTGACTGGGATGGCGTTCACAAACGCACTGTGGTCGGGTCTGTCGGTCATGGCAACAACCACGGTGGGAGTCCTCTACTTCAAAGAACGACTCCACGTCCACGACTACCTTGCCATCGCGATGATCGGAGGGGGCGTCCTTATCTTGAAATTCACCGACTAGAAGAATAATGGACAAGGCGTTTACCTCTGTTATCCTCCTGTCGATCGTAGAAATCTATGGAGACTTCGCCCTGCGGTTTTACGCACAGACAAACAACCTCACATATCTGTATCACGGTATCGCCGGATACGTGGGCGTCGTGTTTTTCCTGATACAGTCGCTACGACACGGCAACGTCCTGTACGTGAACGGTATGTGGGACGGCATCTCGGGCATCCTGGAAAGCCTAGCAGCGTACATAGTTCTGGGAGACCGACTGGAGAAACCGATACAGTATGTCGGTCTTGTCCTGACGTTTGCGGGAATTATGCTCATGAAGGCATAACAAGAAACGCGGGAAAAAAGCATTTTAACGTGTAGAGGGGGAAAGTATAAATGAGCTCTCGGCAGAAGGTTGAGCTTCCGAAGATGGACGAGGACGGCGTAGTAGACTACCTCGACGAGGACCCTGAGCTGCCCAACCAGCGGTACTGTATTGTGTCCTTCATCTCGCCTGAGAAGGTGATTGAGCGGAAGCAGGACTTCTTCTTCAAGAAGTTCCTACAGTGGACAGACTACGATTTTAAGGTGAAGGGGCTGGAGCATCTGGCCGACTATCTCTCGAAGAAGTACTCGCTGAAGATCGATGACGTCATGAAGGACGTCCACGATTTCGAGAAGACGCACCGCGACGAGCTGAAGAACTCGGATGTCCCGGAGCAGTACCAGGTGTTCCTCCTGAAGCACGAGAAGGAGGTCCAGGAGGCGTTTGACAAGGCCAACAACTTCCAGTGCAACATTCGCGGCGTCAAGGTTCGTCGTGCCTTCCCGTCGTACGAGGAGGCCCAGCTGTGGTGTAAGGTGCTCCAGCGGAAGTACCCGAAGGACAACCTCATGATCGGCCGTATGGGCTGCTGGCTGCCGTGGGAGCCGTCCGAGCACCTCATGGAGAACGTGGAGTACGCGAACTCCCAGCTGAACGAGATCATGCGGAAGTACAAGGAGAACGAGGCGAATCGCGAGCTGTTCTTTGCTGAGGAGCGTGAGGCATCCGTGAAGGCCCAGAAGGAGGAGAATGCCAAGCGTCGGGCGGAGCAGAATCAGCTGCAGGATCTCGCGAAGCCCGTTCACCCGGCGGAGGGAGCCATGCGAGACTAGGAAGCGTTTAAGTCGTTTCCGCTTTCTAAAAGAAATGACAGATCATCTACAGCATTTAACAGATTCAGAGATTCTGGGAGTGGGGATTCCCCGTCTTTTCCATATGGTATGGGTGGGCCCGAACCCTGTTCCCGACTTTGTAGTCCGTAATTTTGAAGTGTGGAAGACGTTGATGCCGTCTTGGACCTTTCGTATGTGGACGAACGACGACATTCACAGTGGTGAGTTCCCAGAGGATATTCTTGTTCGGATTCATGAAAGCACGAAGGGTGTACAGAAGTGCGACATCATGAAGTACTTTATTGTGGAAAAGTATGGTGGGGTGTACATGGACGCAGATGTCACGCCGGCGGCATCACTCGAGCCAATTATCCAGCTGAACAAGAAGCTTGTACTGTGCCACGACATGGACGTGACGTGGGAGTACATGTCGGTCGGATTCTACGCCGCGGTCCCACACCACCCCGTCCTACAGAGGGCGTGCAATGACGTGTACAACGCAACGCTCAACACGGACGATCCGCATCTACATACAGGGCCGATCGTGATGGGACGGGCGTTCTGGAATACTCCTCCTACGGATGAGAAGTACGCTCTTCTTCCTTCCCGGTTCTTTTACCATAACAATGACTTCCCGGGGAAGTTTGGAACGCACGAGTACGCTCGGATGTGGTCTTAACCGTGTTTTTCCTTTCGCACCCACACGGACGGACCTTTACGCTGGGACGCAAGTTCGGCATTGTAATCGTTGGCCGCCAGCATGGTGGACATAAACGGTTTGTTGTCGGCCCATAAAGAATCCGCACACATGTGGAACTGGGGGTGGTCGCTGGCCTTGTACCAAAACACCTGATCTTCGAGTTTATTCGACGACGACGAATTACAGATCACGAGGCATTCATAGTTTTCCGTACACTGGTCCATGAACTGGCAGAACATCTCGAAGGACGGAAACATACCTGCGTAATTCTCGTAGATACGCCGGCGGTTTCCGAGGATGTTTTCGCGGAGAATGAATACGAAGTCTACGTTCGTGCGGAGGTTGGGGGTAATACCGAGGGGGTACTGCATGGTGATCATGGTGGACAGATCAACGTGGCGGCCGTTCATGAACACGTATCGGGTCGACTCCTCTTTGATCCACGAGGCGTCGTAGAGACAGTCGTCGAGAATGAGAAACGCACGGGGGTCTACATTAGACCCCGCACCACCCGCTCCACGCTGCTGCTTCAAAGCAAGTTGACGCCGAATGACGTTCATGATAATTTCAGGTTTGTACTTGTCATGAATGAGTTTGGAGGGGACCATATCCTGGAAGAAACGGTTGGCTACCTCTGTTCCGGAAATCACGGTTCCAATCGGGAACGCATCCTGGTTGTGAAACAGAATATCACGAACCAAGAACGATTTTCCGGTATCCTTCTTGCCGATAATGACGATCATGGGAGATTTGCGTGAATCAATCGCACATCTCTGTTTGATCATATCCATATTGAATTGACGAATGTTGAAGTTCATCTCCTTCCTTAGTATTTTCACAGGAGTAAATAATGTCAAAAAATACCCACGCATACACGATTCATACCATCCATCTGACCTCGGGGGATGCTGTGCGAGTCACAGGGAATATTGCGATTTACTCGGTGATCTATACAATCGCTGGAGCGTTTCTGTCGTATATTCTCTACTACCTATTTGACGAGTTCAACGAAAAATGGGAGGCCAGAGGGCTGGGGTATCAGCTCTTTGATGTATCGGCCGAAGTGAGTATTATTGGAGTGGTGGCCTTCTGGCTGGTCTACTTTATAAACGTATCAGCTCCAATTATCCCTGTCCGCAGAGGGCTGGAAGATTTCGTGGACTCCTACACTGCTGGTCTGTTCTTCATGTTCGCCATCTTTATTTTCCTGGGAGATCTTACCAAAAAACTGACTTACATTTTTGATACGTTTGTAGGGTCACACTTTGACCGAGTATTCCCTGACGAAGGCTCAATGATGGACGGGACCCTGCGGTACAGCGAGAAGCAAAAAGCAGGGAAGTAAACATAACGGGAACAGGAATGCCAAAGCCAACGCCCGACTTGCGAACATCCAACATCCAATTGGACGTTCAGAAGTACTCGAACCTTCCGGGGCTCCAGGAGCAGTCGCAGAAACTCTGGGGTCTTCGCCGCATCCAGCCGTACTTCCCCTCCATCCAGAAACTGTTCAAGCTGGAGAATGTGAGGATGCCGTACCACTACGGCCTGAAACTCCAGCTCCCGATCCAGACGATCAGCTCCGAGTCAAGTGTCTATGTCTCTGGCAAGGAGGTCCCAGTCCATCTCAAGAAAACCATGCTGTTCTCGCCCTACCGAGTCATGCACGGAGACTATGCGGGCACTGGACTTCCAAACACGGACGAGGCTGTATCGGAGCCTCTGCGTATCCAGAGCCCGTACAATGCCGCATACGTGGGATCCCTGGCCTCTGTGGTTCTATCCGAGTCTGGGTGCCAGCATTTCCCGAAAGTGTACGGCGTCTTCTCGGGAATCGCCGAAAAACATGTCCTAGATATCTCGGACGATTACGAGGATCTGTGTGATCGCCCGTGGTTCTCCCAGAACATCGGGCACTTCTTTGACCTGCGTCTACGCAAGCCCGAGATGCCCGTTCTCGAGCTGTCGGACGCGACGGAGGCGATAGATTTGGGAGCGGTGGAACTTGAACCCCTTGCTCTCCCGTCGCCGCCAGCCGATGTGATCATACAGTACGAGCCAGAAGAGACGCACGACGATATGGGGGAGTCGGACAGTTGCTCGACAGATTACGTGTTCAAGGTTCATTCGGCCTCGAGCGATAGCGAGGATGATGATGATGATGATGAGAGCGAAGAGACAGGCGACGGGTTTTCGCAGGATGAGTTCGATGAGGCGTTTGCCCATGCGATCTTCAAGGATACCCCGATCCAGATTACGGTCATGGAGAAGTGCCAGGGAACAATGTACCTTCTGTTCAAGGAGACCGCAGATGTGGCAAGGCGGTGTGCGTGGCTCGCCCAGGTCATTTTTGCCCTGGCGTACGCCCAGCGGACGTTCGCGTTTGTCCACAATGATCTCCACGTGATGAATGTCATGTACATAACAACCACCGCAGAGTTCTTGTACTATAACGTGGGCGGCAAGAACTACTGCGTTCCGACGTACGGCAAGCTCATGAAAATCATCGACTTTGATCGGGCGTCGTTTGCGGTGAAGGTCCCGAAGCTGAAAGACTCGAAGTTTTTTATGTCCGACCAGTTCCACCAGGACGAGGAGGCGGGGGGACAGTACAACATCGCACCATTCTACAATTCCAAGTACCCTGAAATCAAGCCAAATCCGTCGTTTGATCTGGTGCGACTTGCCACGTCGCTTTTCTGGGACTGTTTCCCGAAAGGACCCGATGATGAGTACGCGTCCAACCCTCTGTTCAAGATATTCATGTCGTGGCTCACACTTCCCGACGGAAAGTCTATCCTGTTCCGGGATCCTGAGAATGGGGACTTTTCGGAAAGGTACCGGGGGTTCAATCTGTACAAGGCCATTGCCAGGTACTGCCGAGATACGGCGGTGCCTCGCAAACAAATCGAGAAGTTCGGGTCGCCCTATCTCATTGACAAGGTTCCCCGCGGAGAATCGTTTTTGGTGATTGAGTAGGTTCGTTTACACGCAGCTTCCGTCCTGCTGCTGCTTCTTGCCCTTGGGGCAAGTGTGGGTGTTGGCCATCCCCTCGCGGCGGCCGGCAACAAGGTGGTGGGTGAAGTGGTAGACCAGGGCAAAGATGACACCGTGGACAGCAGCAACGGTCAGCTTCGATCCGCCCGGGGGCAGGCGGACGAGCACACCGGGAGTGAGGGCAACGAACAGAACGACAACAAAGGCGAGCTTGAGCCACTGCATTGTATTGTTTTATATCTTCCGAAGAAGAATGTTTGATATTGACAAGGGTACTCTATGTCAAGATTATGCTCTAGTGACTTTTCACAACTTATAAAATCACGTGCTATTCTTGGGCCGTATTATCCAGTTCTAAACTGTGCGGTGGCCCAGTCTCCCAAACTTGGAAATGTTATCGTTGTGGATGGAGTAAACGGCAACGATTCTACCGGAACTGTTGGGGGGCTGCCTTACAAGACCGTCAACGCTGCTATCTCGGCCGCGTATTCTGGAGTCCATGTGTGGATTCTTCCGGGAATCTACGAATTGTCTGCGGGAATCACGATTCCTAGCGGTGTGTCGGTCCGCGGAGTCAGTCTCCAGACCTGTACAATTCAGATGACGAATGTGATTGCGAACACCACACTGGTCACGATGGGAGAATCATGCCGTATAGAGGATCTGACTCTGACCCTGACGTCAGGAAGTCATTATACGCTCACAGGAATCTCGCTTCCCGGGACAACTGCCCAGACATCCAAGGTCCGCACGTGCGTTCTCACCGTCCGTAATTCCGCCGCTTCGGTAGGAGGAACATCTGCAGTCACGGGCGTGAACGCTTCCGGAACCGGTGTACTTTCACCTGTATCCTTCTCGTTCAATTCCCTGAAGGGATCTACCATCAACGTCTATTCCAACGGCGGCGGGAATAAACGTGGAGTTCTGGTATCTTCGTCAAATACACTGACCACCCGCGACTTGAACGTGTATGTTGCTGCCCCCACCGATTCAACATCTACGGGATCGTACGTCGGAATTGAGACGAACGATGCTACAGCGAATCAGTACGGAAGCATTCAGTTACGTGCGACAACGGTGGGAACATTCACAAGCTCGATCAGCGGAACAAACTCGGACATTTTACAGACCACACCTTCATCGATTGTGACACCCACGTATCTTGCGACGGCGGGTATTCAGATCGGTCCAGGAACAGACTTGGTGACCAAGAGTGCGGGAGGTAAGGGGTTCTCGTCGTATGTGTATCCGACCACGATTTATTATGGGTTGAAAGGAAATGTTACTAGTGCTCCTGCTGGATGGTTATGGCCAGGGACACAGGCAGTAAGTGCAGGAGCATTTCCAGATACTGGACTTCCAGCAGCATACTACCGTATCCAACAGCCATGTATTCTTTCGGGAATGGCGGTTGGTCTAAACGTATCGTGCGGGGGTACAAACTCACTTACAATCCTCGTCCAAAAAACGCCGATTTCAACAGGGGTGAAAGTGGATACATCGTATACACTCACACTCAGCGGGGCAGCTATCACCGGATCGTTCTATAACGCATCTGTGAACTTTGCAGCAGGAGACTATATTCACACATACCTTTCGTATACATCAGGTAGTCCCGCCAACAATGCCCACGACGTAACAGTTCAGCTAGATTTGTTCTAATTAAAAACTGGGCCTGCCCACGAACATATCCTGGACGGCCGTGGACGCAGAAGCAACCGTTGCAACGGCAGTCTCCGTGTCTCCGCCCATGGCGTACAGCAGCCCACCCGCACCCGCTCCCGACAGCAGGCCAATCTTAGACGCATCCGTCCAATCGACCGGCTGCTTCTTGGTATACCGCTCGGCAGCGTAGACGACAACTCCAGCGAGGGCGACAAGAACAATGACAATCAGAAGGTTCGTGTCGACCATTGTATTTGATAGGTTCTGCTGGATTGTTTACAACTTTAGAACGAGCTCTCCGTCCTTTGCCTCGACCTTGACATCATTCTCTTCCTCCTCCTTCTTCTCATCAAGGCTCTCAAAGTCGATCACGGCGGTCTCATCCGACAGCTGGAGCTTAGGGTGCTCATCGTCATCCGTTCCCTCATCCTCGTCCTCAAACACCACCTTCTTCTCGGGTTCTGGCTCCGGTACAATCGGCGGAATCACATCCTCGGCCTTCTGGGGCGTATCGTCAACGGAAAAGTAGGTGTTCACAATCGACTGCCAGGGAAGGAAGGAGTCCAGAACGGTATCAAACGCCGTATCGAGAATCGTGTCGATCTCCTTGCGATTACGAGCCTGCTGCTCCGTCGTAACTCCGAACGTGCGGAACAGGTACGCGTGCTCCCACGAACGACGGGCGACCTCCTTGTAGTACTCGTGTACGAACTTGGGCAGCGGAGGCCGCTCGAACTCCACATCAATGCTGTCCTGCGTCGAGCGGTACTGGATCGCGGCGAAGGCACGGAGGTATGTGAGGAGCACACCTGTAAGAAGTTCCTCGAGGTACGAGCACTTGGATGCGGCAATGATACGCTTGACTTCGGCCTGAAGAACCTCGTCGGTCCACACTGGAATACGGGTCAGAAGGTTCTGGAACGTCTTCAGAATCTGGTCTGTCTGGTTATTCTTCTCGCAGATGGTCTTGGCGTTCTCGTACACGCTCCAGATTCCCTCGGTGACGTGGGGGAGTATCATCAGCGAAAAACGGTTGCGAATGTGCCGCTTGGCGAACTGGGCCTCATCCTTAAGAGACATGCGATTTGTCTTGAGAGCTCATATCTTTACGTGTACAATGAACGCCAGTGTTCGGGAAGAGCAGTGTTGAAGTCCGTGAGAAGCGTCTCGACCATCCTGCGGTCCAATTTCATGGGGAACTTCACGGGAATCCAGAATTTGTACGCCTTGGCACTCTGTTCGTCGGAGATGCGGATGAGGTTCACGCGGGATACTACGGCGTCGACGACACGAATGAGGTTGCGTACACCCTCTTCATTGTTCGAGTACTCCTTGATAATGTACTCTGCCGCCTCTTCCGTCGCCGACAAATCAGAGGAGGCAATTCCAGCATGCTTGAGGATATCGGGCCAGATATAGTTTGCGACAATGATCTTCTTCTCGAGTTCCTTGTACCCTGGAATGTTGATGACCCGCATACGGTCTTTGAGTACAGGGTGAACGCGGCTCTCGTCGTTGAACGAGAATACGAAGAGACACTGGGACAGATCAAAGTCTATCCCGGCAAAGTAGCGATCGTGGTAGTGAGAGTTCTGGGACCGATCTGTCAGGTGGATCAGCATGGATATGATTTCTTCGCCGTGAGGGGTTCCACTGACCTTATCGAGCTCGTCGAAGTACAGTACGGGGTTCATACACCCTGCCTGCATGATGGCGTCTACAATACGACCCCACATGGATCCCTCGTAGGTGTAGGAATGACCAGTATAGTGAGCGATGTCCGACGCACCTCCGAGGGAGGTGAAGATGAACGGACGACCGAGGACTTCGGCGATCCCGTTGCGAGCGAAGGATGTGTTATGTGTTACAGTGAAATCTCCTAAGAGGTATCGATGGTTCCCATCTAGTGTAAATCCGTAATAGTCACCCTCTCCAACAGGTCTTACCATAATCTGGGACAGAAGTGCATCTTTCGGCTGTTGGCGAACACCAGCCTTCTTTCTATGAATCTTTGTAGGGATGATGTGCGTATTCCCGGATATGAATATCCGGTAATATGTTCCCTCTCGTTTTTCTCCATTGTAAGTGCATGATTTTACACATGGTCTCATAGTTGTTGCGAGTCCAAGAGATCGTGCTAGAAACACGATATCGTCTGCTAGACGTTTAGACTTCTGAATCACTTCAAAGCAGTTGTGGATCAAGCATCCATCACTATCAAGTATACCTGCTAGAACTTGCAGACGAACATTCCGGTCATTGATTTTATAGTCGGTAGGAATGTGTTTATTGTTAATAAGATTGTGTGATTGAAGAACGTCGAAGAATATATTGCAGTTCTTCTTGTATCCACGTATCGCATAATCATATTGGCTGCGATATACAAGCATTGAGTCGTATCTACGTAGTGACGTATTCAGGTATCCTAGAATCACTGCATCCTGGATTGTAATTTGTGGTTTAGAGCTCGTTCCGTCTCCGAGCCACAATCCAATTATATACGGATCAAAGTCCACGTTCTTTGAATCAAAGTCTACGCCAACTGAATACCCCTTCAGATTTTGCCGGTGATACTCGGGGAGTTTTAGGTACTCTTTTACACTGATTTCAAGAGTGTTGTCTCCCGAGTACTCCATATCTATGTACTTGCTCGCCTGTTCATACGAGTCGAATGTCATGCTTTTATACGTAAGCGTTGCAGCATCCAGAACAGATGCCTTGAAATGTAGACCATTTCGTGTTGGGCGTGTACTTATCCGGTTTCCTCCTGAATACTGCAGGCATAGAATATGTTCCGAATTTACAGTGTATACTTGTCCCTTCGTAGGAATAATATCGTACATCATATCACGCCCCCTTCCCAGAGTTAGAACCATTCTAGGCCTGGAATTGTCTCCCATGATCTGGTCTCCAACCACTATATCCTGTACCATCTTCGTGGTTCCGTCATACATCAGTATCGGCGTATCCCTTGCATGACACTTGCCTACACCCATAGAACCCCGCATAGCAATGACGTTGCCGACCGAGGACGGATTGGAAATCCACTGGGCGAGTGTCTGGAGGATCTGAGTCTTGGCGGAGACCATTCCGTACGTCGCCTTGTCCATCTTTTCCCGGGCGTTCTTCAGGAAATCAGCACACTTGGTCTCGCCGTCCTTGAGTGTCACTGGCAGGGGAACGTGCTTTCCAAAAGGAATACGCAGAACGCCGTCGATCCAGTTACGGAGTTTCTGGGACTCGCCGTTGTCGGGGCCCATACGGTTCATAGCATCAACTTTACGAATGACCTCAGACTGGACTTTTGGAGGCATGTCCATATCGAGGACGCGAAACTTGTACGGAATATCCGACTCTCCGAGAATTTCGGAGATCGTCTTCATCTTTTTCAGAGCCCCCTTCTTCGCCTGCTTCCCCATCCCCTCGAAATACTCGCTCTCGCGGCGGGAGAGACGCAGGGGGGGTTCGTCCTTGTCCTTGCCCTTATCTTTGCCCTTCTTCTTGCTATCTTCGCCGATGATGAATAGGGGCTGATTACGGTTTCCTCCAAGACGGCTGGCAAACAGGCTCTGGATGAAAGCATGGGGGATCTCATCCTCATCCTCATCCTCCCCTTCTTCTTCTCCATAGTCCTCGTATTCCTCTCCTTCCTCCTCCTCCTCCTCCTCCTCCTCGTCGACACGGGCATGAAGATGAATCTTGACAGATACGGGGAGAGTTGAAGGAAGAGTGATTCCGTGAATCGTCTGGGTCGCGGGTTCCTCTTCCTCGTCGTCATCTTCACCATCAAAGGTAGAATCGTCATCCTCATCCTCGTCGTCGAACAGCGTATCGTCATCCACCCATCGCACGCTCTCTATCGGCTTATCCTTGCTGCGTAAAGGGTATCGGTTGTTCTTCGTATGTTCCGGCGGCTGATTCGGAGGGGCAGCCTCGCCGCTCTTGGTCCGACGACGACGTGTAGCGTTCTTCAATGTTTCGGACATATTACTCTTGTCCTCCAGAAGAAAGTTTTGAGAGACAATCCATTTTGTCGGATATGTATAAGGAATGGACGCTGTCTTCATAAAGAAGGCACAAAACATCGTAGATTACGAAACTGCCCACGATCCTAAAGTCCGCGAAACTCTTCAGATCGTCAAGGAGTTTATTCAGGCCAAGCGTGTCCTGTGCTACGGCGGAACGGCGATCAACAACCTCCTGCCGAAAGAGGACAGGTTCTACGATCCGAACTACGATGTTCCCGACTACGATTTCTATAGCGAGAAGCCACAGATGCACGCCCTCGAACTCGCGGACATTTTCTACTCCCGCGGATTCCGGAACATCGAAGTCAAGCCTGGGGCACACTTGATGACATTCAAGGTGTTTGTGGATTACACTGGCGTCGCCGACATCACGTACCTTGAGCCGCCGATTTTCAAGACCTTGTGGGACGAGGAACTCATCAAGGGCGGCATACATTACGTATCCCCGAACTTCCTGCGGATGTCGATGTACCTTGAACTGTCTCGTCCCCGCGGCGACGTGTCCCGCTGGGAAAAGGTGTACAAGCGTCTGATGCTGCTGAACAAGCATTACCCTGTAGGATGTACCCCCCACCCAGAAAAGTCGCACAGTCTCCTGGGGGATGCTCAACGCGATGGAGTGGAAAAGCTGCTACAGACAAAGGGTATTGTCCTGCTGGGCGTCCACGCAGTAGAACTACATTCGCGGAGTCGCAGCAATGTCTGGCAGACTCCCGTGGACGTTCTGGCCGACGATATGTCTGCCACCGTCAACCAGTTCATGAACGTCTTAGGAGACGTCGATGTCAAGGAACGGGACGCGTACGCCGAGCTTCTGCCCGCCCACATTGATATCATTGACAAGGCGACGGGTTCCCTGGTGGTGCGGGTGTTCAAGACGTTTGCGTGCCACAGCTACCACCTCCTCCAGAACGGGCTGAGAGTCGCATCCATTCCCACCCTGCTCCAGTTCTTCTTTGCGTTTGTCTACGCCGACGCTCATTTCATCGAGGGAGGATACGACCAGGACCGCGTCATCTGTATTTGCCAGCGGCTCATGGATCTGGCGGCATCCACGAAACGCCGATTCGATCTCCTGACCCCTCTGGACTGTCTGGGACACCAGGAAACGCTCACGGAAATCAAGAAGAACAAGAGCGATCTGTTTGAAAAGACTCCCAAGAAATCAAATGAGTTCTTGAGGCTCTTTTTTGCGTATAAACCGGGAACGCTGAACAAGACGCAGAAGAACCGGATCAAGACGATCCTCCGGAAAACTGCGAAATCATCAACGCACGATTTAGTATCGGATCAGACTGACTGAGACGTTGAGTAGGCTGTATGGCGTGTACGACGACGAACCGCAGGGAGTACACTGGGGAGTCGTGTACCCTACGCCCTTTACGAGGGGATTATACGGTCCGTACGGCTGGGTGGTGTGGCCCATATCTTTGAAATCCGTTTGGGGGATTCCGCCGATCGGCTTGTAATTCTTCTGCGTCGAGCTCAGGTTCTGGTAATTCCGTTTCGTACCCTGCTGCCGAAGCAGACGCGTGAAATCCGACGAGTCGCGGACACGATTCACAAAATTCGGCGTGGTGTCCTTGTACGCATTCGCGGTGACAGAGCATAAAGACATACTGTATCTTTATTGATGACTAAGAATAAAGATATAGATGACCGAAGACTTGGTTGTCCTGTTTCTGGTTACAATGCTCCTTATCGTAACCATTGCCGCAACAACAACGGAACGCGAGTACATGAGCCCAGACGAGAGCCTAGAAATAGTGACAAATTCGCTCAAGAAGGTTGGCCCGGAGGGAACGTACGCCGCCTTTGACACCCAGCTTTCAAAATATGAAGACCTCGTTGCCAAGGACGATGCTGGCGGCGAGTAGAAATGTTCACATGAATAAACAATGAAGCCCATCAACAAGTATGTCCTGATTGGCTTCGTCGCACTTGCCGTCTTGGTTGTATGCCTTCTCCGTCCTCGCCGGGAACATCTGGATATGAACCACGTAGACCAGATCAACGACCGCCTTTCGAAGTTGGAGGCCAAGATCGAGGAGTCCGAGTCTAAGCGTGGTAAGAGCACCGGTGAGGTGATCAACGCTCTGGGAAGCAGTTAATATATATCAAGAATAGCAATGAAGTCCTATGTTCTTGTGGGGTTTATTATGCTCGCTATTGTCGCTGTGATATTCATCACACGACAGCAACGGGAAACGTTTGATAGCATGACCGCCCAGCTTCTTGTGAAGCCAAACATCCGCCTCTCGAAAATCCAGACGTCGCAGGAAAAGGTCGAGGACGCGTTGAACGCAGGTGCGGGCAAGGCTGCGATCAGGGGGATTCTGTGATCAACTAACTACTGTGCTGTCCAATCCACCAGTCGGTGGAGAGGTAGGACGGATAGAAGGGCAGTGTGTTCGCACTCACGGACGGCCGGGTATTCGCCAGGCTGCGGACGGCATCGGGGGTCAGGGCGTAGTTGTAGTACACCAAGCTTCCGATCTGACCATTCCACCCGCCGTTTCCAGCGACGTAGACTGGCTGCTCATTCTGGAGGGGCAGCCGCTTCATTGTGATGTGGCGGTACAGCAGGCCGTTGACGTACACATCCATCGACCGCTGGTTGACACAGACCGCAAGGTGATTGAGCTTTCCGGCGGGGAGGTTTCCTATGACAACCTGTTCTGGGTTATTCTTGTCGTACGTATCCTGCGTCACCGTGATCTGGTTCTTTCCGCTTGTCATGACGACGGAGGGGGACTGGAGGGTGAGGTCAAGATTTCCCTTGGTGAACAGGATGGGGCTCTTGTTCTGGGGGTCAAAGTCGTTAATCAGGATCCAGGCGGCATACGAGAACTCGATGCCCTGATCCTCGTTGTTCGATAGAGGCAGGAGGGCATCGTACTCCTGATTCGTCATTCCGTCCTGAAGAGGACCCACGATTGTCACGCTCGCCAGTGTCGGCTGTAGTCCCCGGGGCGTAGATGACCAGAATCCGTATCCGAACTCGTAAAAGATGAGGATACCGATGCCCAGCACAATGAGCGTCATGAGGGATATCAGTATGGTCCGTGTGTCCATAGTGCCTTGTTATTTTAGAAGGTATACTTGTTTATTTCCTGTCCCGTCGGATCAACCACCGCGAGTTTCACGACGTAGGGGTTCGTGGGTGTCGATGCCGTCGACGCTGTCTGGGCGACCGCGGCGGACGGCGGGCCCGCCTTGTAGAAGGCCATCGCCATGTTGGGATTGAGAGCACCCGCGTAAAAGTTGAGGGCTGCCAAGTTCCCTGAGAATCCTCCGTTGCCCATGACCGTCGCATCGCCGCCCGGGGCCTGGGGTACAGACGGGAGCAGGCAGGAGCGGACGAGCATGCCGTTGAGGTAGATGTCTACATTACGGCTGCTCACTGACAGCGAGACGCAGAACCAGGACTGGAGGGGTACATTCTTCACCTTACATGTGAACGAATCGTCGGTGGCTCCCGTGAGTCCTACGGGCGAAGGGGTACTTGATCCTCCCGATCCAGCGGCTCCAGACATGAGGTTGATCTTGACGTCCAGAGTGTTCTCAACAGGGTCGAGGAACACATAGGGGTTCAGAGCACCAGACGCTCCGCGAGTCAGAACCTGCTTCTCCTGCCCGAACCGGTAATTCCAGTCCTGGATGAACATCCACCACTGTACTCCGTAGTTTCCGCCGTTCGTTCCGACCGAGACGGGGATCGACGATCCTGGGATCGTCATGGAGGTGTTGGTTGTGACACCCGCCGCAGGTGTGACGGAACCAGACCAGGTAGGGACAGTAAAGGTGCCCTGGACGATGAAGAACGTCCCATAAATGAGGAGGGCGGCCAGCACCGTGAAAATCACGAACCACATGATGCGGGAGCTCATGGGATCCGTCGAGCGGGCAAAGTAGTAGTACGCCAGAGCAAGTTCAACGACCACAAAGACGATTGTGGCGATGGTCGAGCTGGTGATGAACGTGAACGAAACTCCGCTTGCGGGTCCGGCGTTCGCAGTTGCCGACTTGGCGTTCGGGTTCGGTGTCGCGGCCGCAGCAACCGCCGCAGCATTCGGATCAGTGGACATTCTTATTGTTAGAAGAAGAGGTAAAAACGGAAGCAGAAATATCTGGATGGCAGATAGACCAATTGAAATGTCTGTTCCCACAATCTTCTGTAATAACTGCGGACAAAGAGGACATACGTTCCGAGACTGCGGCGAGCCTGTCCTCTCCTGCGGAATCATCCTCATGCGAAATTTGACGAACCCCGGCGACCCATCGACTCTCCCCCTTCACACGGAAGACATTGAAGTTCTGATGGTGCGACGCAAAGACAGTATGTGCTATACCGATTTCATTCGTGGTAAGTTCGATCCCGCCGACAAAGTCTACGTCCGAACGCTTCTTGACAATATGACGCAGCAGGAAATCGCACGACTCAAGAATGATACCTTTGACGCCCTGTGGTCCCGACTGTGGAACAACTCGGATCGGCACGAGTACGAAATGAAGTTTGCGAAGGAGAAGTTCGATGCGGCGAAGTCTGAGATCGATGCGTCGGTGTCCGTGTACATTGAGCCCGAGTGGGGATTTCCCAAGGGTCGTCGTCTGAAGTGCGAGAGCGACCAGGGATGTGCCGAGCGGGAGTTCTTTGAGGAAACCAATATTCCGCGGTCATCGTACACGATGGTCTCGGGCATCCAGCTGGAAGAAACCTTTGCGGGAACCAATGGGATCATGTACCGCCACAAGTACTTTCTCGCGGTCATGTCTCGGCCGGACAGGATCGATATCCACCAGCGGTTCACGAACATGCAGAAGCGGGAAATTTCGGCGATCGGGTGGAAGACCATGGCCGACTGTATGAGCCTCACCAGGCCGCAGTATACTCAGAGACGCAGGATGCTTCAGGATCTCTCGGCTCTCGCTGAAACAGTTGAAGTTCGTCTCCCGAAGGAATAATAAGAGACGAGATGACTGTATTCGCACTGTCAACCGCTCGTGAATGGGGACTTATGTTTGGACTAGGGTGTGGAATTTATGCGTTCTTTTTTCTTCTGGGATTCGGATTTTCTGCGGCCGCTACGTTTCATGAGTGCGAGAAAGCCGATGCCGCCAAGAATGCCAAATATGGAGCTATCTGGGCAGTCTACCCCACACTTGGATGGTTCATTATTCGGTCGTTCGAGATTCTGCGTGTCCAGTTTGATCGGTTCTACCGCAGTTTTGATACGTCCGAGGGAGGCATTGAGCGGGCCGGGTGGATTTCGATAGGGTACTTCCTGACCCTGGCGTGTGTGGTCGGAATGTACAGTCTGGTGGGGGACTCCGTCAAGGATGTGTGTATACCCAGCGTAGACGAAGCGACAAAGTTTAAACAGGACATGGTTGCCCAAAAGGCCGCGAAGGACGCAGCGATCAAGGCTGCTCAGGAGTCAACACCGGCTGTCACACCGGTAGTAGGTAGTGTACCAGCAGGTAAGACGTGATGGCCAGCATGATGATCCACCACCATAGCGGAAACACGGTTGCGTCCTTACGTCCCGCACCGAACTCCCGTACCTTTCCGCCATCAAACACGAGGGCCGGCCGAAAATATAGGAGAGCGGATACTAAGAAGAGATAGATAGTGAGCATCCATACACGAGGATCTCCGTCCAAATTCATTGTATCATGAACGTATTTTATTTACGTTGTTGATACAATGACGACGGCATTTGTGTTGCCGAATCGCAAGGCCTTTGCCGACTTCATTGCCCGAATATACCTGAAATACCGTAAAGATCCCGCCCCTGACGACGAGGGCGTAGATCTCTGTCTCCAGCAGACGGGAAAGACGACTCGCGAACTCCTGCCGTACCAGAAACTCGTTCGCGACTACCTGTCGATCGAAACCCCATATCGCGGTCTTCTCGTGTACCACGGCCTGGGATCTGGAAAGACCTGCTCGGCCATCGGAGTAGCCGAATCGCTCCTGTCCACCAAGAAAGTGTGGGTCCTGCTCCCAGCCTCTCTCCAGGACAATTTCAAGCAGGAGATCCGAAAGTGCGGAGACGCAATCTATGTCCAGAACAATTTCTGGGAGGTCCGTATTATTCGTAGCGAAGCCGACAAGGCTCCCGCTCTTGCGATGGGGATGTCCGCAGACTTCCTAAGTAAGGGACGGTACTTTGTCACGGTTCCCGGCAAGGACTCGAATTACTCGTCCCTGCCCCGCGATTCGCAGCAGGGGATCAACGAACAAATTGACGATCTCATTAAGAACCGGTACAATTTCATCAACTACAACGGTCTGACTGGCGAGAGCGTCCGTCGTATTGTCCCTGATGACGATCCCCTGAAATCCAATCCGTTTGACAATGCGGTTGTGATCATCGATGAGGCCCACAACTTGATTTCCCGAACGATCAACAATTCCGTCATCGGCAAACGGCTCTACGACTCCATATACTACGCGAAGGACTGTAAGGTCGTAGCACTCTCGGGAACTCCGCTCATTAATCGCCCCAACGAGATCGCATTTCTCCTGAACCTGCTGCGTGGACCCATCGAGCGAATTGTAATACCCGTGAAGGAACTGCCGACATGGGACGAGGCGGGAATGAAGACGTATTTCCGTAAACTTCCAGAAGTGGACACGGTAGAATTCAACAGCGTGAAGCGGTCGATTCAGGTCACCCGCAATCCAGGTCATTTCAAGTCGGTGTACAATAAGGAGGGCGAGCGTATTGCCGTACAGTATGACGAAGCCGTGACATACAAGACTCCGGGAGATTGGGTTGACACTCTTCGCCAATCGTTTGCGGCTACATTTCCCGGCGGAGTCCTTGCCCCTCGTGAAAACATTCAGCGTGAAGCCCTGGAATGTCTCCCCACGAACTTTGCCGATTTCATGAACACCTTCGTCGAGGGTCTTGATGTCAAAAACGCCCTGCTTTTCCAGAAGCGAGTACAGGGTCTTGTGTCGTACTACAAGGGGTCCGACGAACGTATGCTCCCCAAACGGGTGGACGACGACAAGATGCTCGAACTCATCGAAATGTCCGACGAGCAGTTCAATCGGTACCTCGAAGTCCGGTGGAAGGAGATCCAGCAGGATTCCAAGAAACGTACGGGGGTGTCGGCCCTCAATGAAGACATGAAGACGTACCGTGTCATGTCCCGCCTGGCCTGTAACTACGCCGTTCCCTCGGATTTCCGTGCCCTCGCAGACGAGCAGGCCGAGGAAGATAATGAAGATGACAAGAAAGCTGTGATTCTGGCCAAGTTGCGTGAGAACCCCGACAAGTACCTCCGCGATGAAGGTCTGGCCACGTATTCTCCGAAGATGCGGAAGATTCTGGCAAACATCAAGACCGAAAACTTCAAGAACCAGTTCGTGTATTCGCAGTACCTCAAGCTCGAAGGTCTCGGTATTCTTGCGGCGATTCTCGATGCGAACGGGTATCAGCGGTACCGCTTAGTAAAGGAGGGAGGAAAGTACCGCGAAGCCCCGGATATGGATCCGGCCAAGCCCGCGTACGCTTTCTACACTGGCGGGATTGACCGGGCCGAGCTGGAAATCACGCGTTTGATTTTCAACGAGGATTACTTAGGTCTACAGTCCGATTACCCTGAACATTCGGGAAGCATGAAGGAAAGCATACTGAAACGGGGCGGAAAGAAGCTCCTGTGTATTCTGATGGCTACCTCCAGCGGTGCGGAAGGCATTAACCTCAAGAACGTCCGCCATCTCCACATTATGGAACCCCACTGGAATCCTGCGAGGCACGACCAGGTCATTGGACGCGGTATTCGCCTGTGTTCCCACGCCACCCGCCAAATTCTGTCGGAGGGATCCATCAAGGTTGACACGGTTCCGCAGGAGGAACGCACGATCCGCATATCGTTCTACGTGTCGGTATTCACAAAGGACCAGGCGTCGTCGAATACAGCGTTCAACATCGTTCCTATTCGGAGGGCGGACACCAGTCCTAAGAAGTACAATCTTCCAGAAGGAGGTGGAAGGGCACCTGAAGCGTTCATGACCAGCGACGAGTTCCTGTATGAAGTGTCGTACGAGAAGGAGCGAATCACATCGGGAATTACGCGACTGATCAAGCAGGCGGCAGTGGACTGCGAGATTCATCGCAAGCTACACTCTCGCGAGAAGCCCGTGCTTCAGTGTATGCGATTCGACAGCACGACCAAGAGCGAAGATCTGGCATTCAACCCGAATCTCAAGGATGACGAGCTTGATGCGTCCTACCTCAAGAACATGATGAAACGCAAGCGTCGGCTCCAGAGGGTAAAGGTCAAGGATTTCGTATTCTTGGTGGATCCAGATACCAAAGAGGTCTTTGACGAGCCGGCATTCGGAGACAAGCAACGTCTTCTACGATTGGGCGTGCTAAAAGAGGACAGAATAGAATTCTTTACCTATAATTAATGAAGCGGCGGGATACACGCAGGAATAGGCGTCGCACGGCCCGTCAGAAGAAATACCGTATTCCAATGATAGGCGGCGATGCGGTCATTGATGCGATGATGGCAAAGTATCCGATCGGAAAGCCCGTTATCATTAACCCCAAGAGCAGGTTTGTGGTGTGTACATACTGGTGGGGACGCGGAAACTCGAACAAGAATTACTGGCGGTTCGGAAACGAGACAACAGATATGGAGGTGAAGGAAGGCAAGAACCGCGTGAATTACGAATGTCCTTCAGAAATCAGCGAGAACTTGAAATGGGAGTATCTGGACGAACTACGCGATGAGGCCAATGTTCCGAAGGACAAGGTGAAGGAATGGGACAAGAAGACACTGGAGAGCCCAGAGTTCAAGGACGCACTCACAAAATTAGTGAATAAGACACTGGAATCCCGCGTTGCCAAAGGAGATGAGCGTCAGAGACCGATAAAGATGGAAGAGATGATCGAGCAGTGGAAGGAGATGTGTAAGAAGGCAAACTGTAACTACCTTGTCCAGGAGTATCCTTTTGAGCGGGGACAGTACCAGACAGCAATTAACATGAAACCCAATTTCATTGCGGCCGCACTGAAAGCCGCAAGCAAGGAAGGCCGAGCTGTTCTTTACATTGATGGCGATATGGTGATCAATCGGTACCCCGATATCTTCGATATGCCATCGGTCGATTTCATGGCACGAGGGTGGAACTGCGATCCCCGCAGTTCTTCGAGGTATATAACGAAGGGTATCTGCTTTGACCCCTACATCTTCGAGACGTCGGGGGGTATTATGTACTTTGCTCCTACCCCCCAGGCCGTTCGCTTGCTTGGACACTGGGCATGGTTATCCAGTTTCCCAGACATGAAGGGCAAGGCCGATGACCGTATTCTCTCCATCATTTTGACCACCGAACGTGAACACGATGCGATCTCGACTATCCAGCTGCCTATAGAGTACCTGTGGCTCACAGATGCCTACCTCTACCACCCCCCATCGCACATCGACAAGAGCAGGATTTACGTATCCCACCCCGCCTGCCTGACGTCCGAGGAAGCCGCACGCGAACAGGGTGCGGCCAATTCTCGTGAACCACCGGGGTACGAGGAGCTCATTATCGACCCTACAAACTGCGAGACGGACGGTGGATACTTCTATGAGTATGTATACTTCACCGAACGCCGGTTCGTGGAAACGTTCGAGCCTTACTTGAAGTACTTACGTATTGCCAAGAATCGCAACGGTAAGAGTCCAATCAAGGTGATTGACTTTGAGGATAAGTATGGGCCTTACAATACAGTATCTCTTCGCAACATTGATGCCATGAAGTCGGTGAAAGTTGTGACAGGACAGACGATGGTGACGCTTCCCCAGAGTGCGACCGTTCCCCAGATCCTTGCGAACTTAAAAGCGGGCATGCACGTCCTGGTCGGTCAGTTCAAGAATAAGTTTTCGTTTGATTACGATATGATTGCTACGAATAACGGGGGAGAACAGATCTCAGACTACCAGACGGAAATCAAGATTGAGACAGATCGCCCAATGTTTTTCGGTTCCGGAAACCCAGTCGTATACCATCTCCTAATGATGTGCCGCACACTGGACGACATGAACACGCATTTCAAACAAAGTTACGTATTTTCCAGCCGAATCCGTGGATTCTGGATAAAAACGGATCTGCCGAGAATGACGGAAGAAGCCGAGAAGGCACTCAAAGAGATCAACAAGAAAACACCATGACAACGTTCCTGAAAGTCGTCGCGAATCCCCTGGAGATCCATCTGTACAAGAAAGCGTCGGAGCTCAACATTGCTCCGCCGTTCTTTGAGAGTAATAATACGAGTTACCTGATCACCCAAGACATGGACGAGATGTGCCTGGCCGACAAGTACGGTCCCCAGCCCAAGAATATACCTGGGTGGGTCTGGAATCAGATTCATTACATTATCAATCGGCTCTTGAAGGAGGGCAACATGGAATACATTGATATCACACCCTACAACTTCATCGAGAAGGATGGAGTTGTATGGTGCGTAGATTACGGGCACGCAACGCCCTTTCGGGGTGAGATTAAGAACTGGTTTCTCAAGGACTTTGTGGGGAAGAAGCTCAAGTCTTGGAATCCCGATTTCCTCTAATCCTTCTTCTCCAGGATGCTCTCAAGGAAGGCGTCGCAGATCTTGGACCATGGACGAGAGCGGGCGACCGAAATACATTTTTCGCTTGTCTCGCGGCCCAGCATGCCCAGCGTCTTCTCCATCGCAGATGCGACCTCCTCGGCCGTCGTAGTATACTCTGTGAGACCGACGCCCGCGGTCATCTGGAGGTACGAGTAAGAGGAGAGAGGGCACCGCACACTGGTCTCGGGAGTCATGAACGACTTGTAGCAGTCCAGATCCAGAACCACCTGAGGGGCACCGGTGGCCATGTGCTCCAGCTGGCAGAGACCGAATCCCTCGCCGTTGGACGTGTTCACGCCCACGTCCGCCACATTGTACAGCTGGTTAATCGCCTCGTCGTTAAAGTAAGCAGTCGGAGGAGTCGTATCGACAATTGAGACGCGGGTGCCGTACTTCAGGTTGTCCAGCCCCAGAAGCTCGAGCTCGTTCAGGTAGATCTGGAGAGGCTGGTAGAATGCTCCGCCCTCCGGCTTCACTCCAGTGACAAGGAGGAGATGAAGCGGTTGGTCGGGGAGCTTCTTCAGCAGACGAGCAAATGCCATGATTGTGAGATCCAGACGCTTACGCTGGGAATTGCGGTTCATGTTCAGGAACACCTTGGCGTTCGGGTGAATGCTGAGGTTCTTGCGAATCCCGATCCGCTCCGAGTCGGGCATGGGCTTGAACACCAGAGTATCCACACCGTGCTCCATGACATCGATCTTGATGTTGGGGGTCGTCAGACGAGTGAGAAGGTGCTGCTTCCACGTCTCGGTAAAGCAGATAATCCGGTCAGCAGCATTCTCGATATTGCGAAGAAGACCCATGTCCGCACCCTTGTACACCTGATCGAGGTACACCCAGAGCTTCCACTGCTTCTCCATATCCTTCGTCTGCTGGATGAACTGGTTGACGATAATCGGATCATTATAAATCATGATGATGTCGGGGTTCACTGTCTCGACATACTCCTTGAACTTGTTGAACCCGAACCCCTGCTCCTTGGGATCCTCGTTGGCGGCGGCATCGTACTGGATGACGCCCTTGAGCGGGCGGGCGGGCTGGGGGAGACGGGCGGGAGTACGCTGAAACCCGAAGTGGAAGATCTTGACCAGCGGGGATAGAGTGCCCAGCTGCTTGAGAAGGTTGTACGACACCTTCGAGTACCCCGTAACCTGCTCGGTGTGCGTAGACACAAGTAGAAATCGGACTGGGGCCATTTTATGATTAACCTTTTCTATCTGTAAATACAATAGCATGGCTGAGTATTACACGAACCTCACACTCAGCGGGCTTCCGATCACGTTCAGTCAGCAGACTCGGTTCAAGAGTGCGTCTGAAGTCACCCAGATGAGGAAGCGAACGGTTGTGAATAATTACTATACGAACTATCCTCAGTCTCAGAAGGCCGCGTACGCGTCCACGTATACGACCTTCCAGGCAGGTGCCGTGTATAACGATATTGGAGAATCGGCCGTTTCTCTGGTTCCCACGTGCTGCACGAACGGCAACAGCTTCGTCCTTGCCAACAACAAGACATTGGTACCGGGAGGCGAGAAACAGACAATCAATATGAACGTAAAGTCCCGGGCAGACATGAACAACCCTCAGTAATAAGCCATCCCAGGTGCCTGTCCGCTCTCCTTCATTTTCGGGATCTTGGTGAACTCCGAGAACCGGTCCATGAATGGAACTGGGGGAATAGGGTAGAGCTCGTGGACCGAGTTGCTCCTCTTGTACGCCCCGTGAATGACCCTGCGTGTCTGTGTCCCGATCCAGTCGTATCCGAAGCGAACGCTCATGTACGAGTGAATCAAGACAAAGAGGACAAGGATTCCAATAATGATATACGGCAAGTTCCGATACATTAATCATACCCTATAAGATAATATAGTAAGAATGGGTGGCGGACTCGTTCAGCTCACTGGCTTCGGTGCCCAAAACGTGTTTGTCAATGGAAACCCGTCCATGACGTACTTCAACAAGATGTACAAGCGGTCCACCAACTTCGCGATGGAACACTTCATGCTGAATATCGCACATATCACAGATACCACCCTCCCGCCTGCGGGGACAAAGACGTTCACATTCCCAGTTCCCCGATATGCCGATCTTCTCCATGACTGCTACGTGTGTGTCCAGATCCCCGACATCTGGTCTCCCCTGTCCGGATTCGATAAGCAGACATCTCTCGCCTACGAGACTGCCTTCCAGTGGTCCCGCAACCTGGGCTACAATATGATCGAGACGGCGTCTGTACTTTTTAATGGAACGGCTATGTGTACGGTCACGGGAGAGTGGATGAAGATCAAGAGTTATATGAAGGAGAACGGAACACAACGAGCAAAGTTGAACGCCATGGTGGGCAATACACCGGACATGTACGATCCCGCAAATGCTCCTGGCCGCACGAACCAGTACCCCAACGCGATCAACGTCTCCGCCACAAATACCGCACCTCCCGCTCCCTCTATTCGCGGCCGCCAACTGACGATTCCCCTGTCCTTCTGGTTCTGCGAGGAGGTCGGACAGTCTATTCCTCTTGTAGCCATGCCTCAGACCGAAGTGTCGATCCAGATCACGTTCCGCAATATCTACGATATGTTCACTATTCTGGATACTCGTGGAACGGCCGCAACCAATCCCACATTCCAGACCCGCATAACAGGAAACCCGGGAGACTCTTTCCTTGGAATCCAGAATTACCTGTCGTACCCTGACACCATGGGCAATCCGACCAACCCTTCGCTTGTAAGCTGGAACCTCAATCCGTACATTGAAGCCAACTACATCTTCTTGACAGATACCGAGCGTGCCTACATCGCGGCACATGATCGGTCGTTCCTCATTACGCAAGTCCGGTACCTCAAGAACAACAACCAGTACGGATACAACAACATAACGATTCCAATGTACAATCTGTGTACCCGCGTCGTGTCCCTGTTTCAGCGTCAGGACCGAATTCTCTTGAACGATTGGGACAATTATACCAACTGGGACTCCATCTTTTACCCCCCAGTACAGACATACCCCAGCGTCCTTCCGACCCTCACTGCCCCGGCGACTCCCGATCAATGGTACTCGACTGGAATCCAGCTTTCGAACTCGATGGATTCCCAGAATATTCTCCAGGAAGGAAATCTGACGTTTGATGGCACAGACCGGTTTGTCACCAAGAACGTGAACTTCTTCCGCAATATCCAAAACTTCCGGTTCTCGGAAGGCGAAACAACAACTCTTCCGGGCATCAACTTATACTCATTTGCCCTCGACCCCAATACCATTACCCAACCGTCGGGAACAGCAAATGGTTCCATGTTCAACAAGACCAATCTACAGTACACGCTTCTAGTTCCTCCAGTCGTTCAGACCGGACCTGTGTCTCAAATACCCGTGTGTGTGATCAAGAACACGACGTTCAATGCGACCCCTACGGTTGTCCCTGTAGGAGCAACGGTTGTTCCGACAAATGCGTCTGGGCAGGCGATAGCTCCGCCTGCCGTACAGGCGGGTCAGACGCTGACGGTCTACCCCTCGCCCACAAACGTACAGATTCAGTATAACGGCTATTCGGCCATGATCTATATTGAATCCTACAACTTCCTCAAGGTTACAAACGGACAAGCAAATCTTGTGTTCAATACATAATAGATAGATTCGGATGGACGATCCGATTGCCGATGTACCACCCGACCAGGTACCGACCGATACTGCCAAGCCAGTTGTGTCGTCCGCAAACGGCTTACTACTCTTTGCGTTCACACACGTTCTCATTATTATTTACTATCGTGCCGCATGGTACGCTCTGGAATCTCTGGTCTTTGAGAAGTACCCGGCAATTGGAGCATACTCTAACTTCATTCTGATCCCATTCTTAGTCCCTCTCGCGGGAATGCTTGCGTCGGTCGTGAACTCTTCGGCGGGCGGACTTACGGCATGGACGCTGTCCACGGTCGGTATTGCGTCGTCTATCATGATTGCCGCACTGATATACATCCTGGTCTTCGACATGCCTCCCGAGACGATTCAGCTGGCCATGAAGCTCTTTAAATCGGGGTCTCCGTCTCCTCCTGTAGCAGCGGCGTAGAGGCACTAAGAGAATGGAGCTCGTCCATGGCCTGGCGAGAATCCTCAAAGTTGCGGAAGAGGATCTGGTTCACTTCTGCGGGACTCCACTTTCCGTCCATGGCAGGGTCGTCAAAGAGGATGTGGCTGACTCCCTCTGTAATATCGTAAAACTCCTCAATCATTTCTTTCAGGATCTTGCGTGAACACTTCTTGAAATGAATGATCATATCGATGCGGCCAGGACGAATGAGGGCACGGTCGAACCGTTCCGGGAAATTGGAGGTAAACACCAGGATGCGGCCAGATGACTCGAGGGTTCCGTCCAGGAGATTCAGGAGGAACGAGAGATCGATGGGGTCCTTGATAATATCGTCGTCCATCTCGGGGGCAAACGGATCCTTGGGTGCCTGGACCGGCTCGGGACGTTTCCACTCCCGCTTCAGGAGCACATCGCCCATCGCGTCAGCGTCCTCGATGATGTAGAGCCGCTCGGAAATAGGGATAGTGTACTTCTCGAGCGTTGTTCCGTTGTACACGTGAAGATCGTCGCTGAAAAACAGGTGGCGAAGCTGGGTCTTGGTCTTGATTTCCGAGAGCTGGATATTGATCGGGTGGCGACGGGCGACGTTGGCAATCGCCTTGATTTCCGACGTCTTGCCCGTCCCGGGGTCTCCGTGAAACAGGAAGCCCAGAGTGTACGGAATACCCTTCTTCTCGTACCACGACCGCTTCTCCAGGAAAAAATTGACACGCTTCTTCACGATGGGCTGCTCCTCGAAAAACACGTTCTCGAATGTTCGCGAGGTCGAAAACTTGTTCTTCGTGTAGACGAGGAAGTTTTGGGGAAGCGGGTTCTGGTTGGACTTGCGGGACTTCTTGTTATCAATCATCTGATCGAAGAAGTAGAGATCATTGCCCAGCTTGTTCAGCATGCGGCGTTCGTAATCCTGGTTACAGGAGTCCACGAACTTCTGGAGAGTCTGGATCGGATGGTTGTAGCAAAAAATCTGGAACTTGATATTTTTGATATTTCCGTCGTCGACTTCCACGTTCGTGAGCTTGAAGTAAATGTCCTCATCGAGACGGACGGACTCAAACTCGTACGGGAGGTAGTCGTGGTTGGCAATGGAAAGGAGCCGCTTGGTGGCAGGGGAGCATGCGACGTAATGAATAATGGCGTCCATGCGGGTCATAAATAGAGGAGCCTGGCCGCCCTTGGTCGGAGGAGGCGATCCACGCTCACACTCGATGACTGCCGAAGGTTTACGGTCATCGGACTCGATAGAGCTGGCAAAGGCTGTCTTGAGAGACGATAGCCACGAGGGGTATAGTGCGAGTCCACGCTCGTAGACGTTAAGGCCAATAAAAGCTAAGAGAGGCCGAAAACTGTTTCCCGTTGTCGTCATGACCTGGAAGAACAGTGACATCTTCAGAAGTTCACCTAGAGATGTCATTGCTTTGTTCGAATATTTCATCGCGGAGAGCCAAACGCTGTCAGGCACTTGTCAAGGGTGGGAATGCCCTCGTGTACCGGCTTAGACCGCTTGAGGCGGAGTTGCTGAGATGCCTTATTAATGGTTTCGCTGGATAGAGACACGTAGGACTTGACATCGCGGACCGACGACTGAGTGTTCACGGACGGCATATATAATCGTACGGGAGGCATAGCCAGCTGAAGAGGCTTGGTACAGTGCTGAATGAATTCGCGATACTGTTGTATATCGAGGTTCCCCCCGAACATTCGCAGAACACGCCGGTCCGGGGCCGGCTGAATATCGCGGTCCTTGTACAGCGAGCGATACACATTGCG